GTGCCATTACCTTGTCCTGCTGCTCCAACAAAACCTTGATTTGTTGTTCCTGATCCCGGAATAGTTGTATTTCCACCTTGAAAACCACCACCACCACCCGCTCCACCCGTGGATCCGTTAGCGTTAACACTGCCACCACGCCCACCACCAATAGCTGTAAGTGATCCAAAAGTAGTGTTTGAACCATTTGATCCAGAACCACCAGCACCGATTGTTATGGAAAAAGCAGTTCCTGAATTAACAAGAATAGAACTACTTATCACACCACCACCGCCGCCGCCGCCAGCTTGATTGCTACCACCTGAGCCGCCACCTGCGACCACTAAATATTGAATTGAATACGTACCTAACCCTGTCCATCCTGAACCGTTATAAACTTCGGTCACGCCAAGAGTCGTATTAAATCGAGTCTGACCAGTAACAGGGCTAGCAGGACGTTGTGCAGTCGTTCCAACAGGAAGTTGAGCAGCACCCGTAGTCGAATCAGCGTTGATAAGCACACCCGCCGCCGCAGGCACAGACATTACAAAGTTACTTGCTGTATCAGCAGCGTTTAGCGTGACACTTCCGCCCGATGGTGCTGCAAGTTTGATTGAACCAGCCATTTGTTAACCCCAAGAAGAGCCGTTGTAAGTTTCGACTGAACCCGTCGTGGTATTGAATCTTATTTGTCCCGTCGCAGGCGATGCAGGGCGTTGTGTAGTTGTCCCCGTTGGCAAGAACAATCCACCAGTTGCTGAATCGGCAAATGACAGCGCGCCATTCGCAGCCTGCACGTTTACCGACACGTTCGATGCTGTGTCAACAGGGTTGACTTCAACTGTACCAAGCGAGAAGGCTTTGAGTCGTAATCCCATTAGACAACCGCCCAGGTTGAACCTGAAGAAACAGTGACTGTAACGCCGCTTGCAATAGTAATTAAACCAGCAGAAACAGCATTGTTTCCTGTTGCAATTGTGTAATCAGCGTTAACGCTCGCGCTGTTTACGATAATGCCATTGGTTGCGTTCAATACTGTAGATTGCAATTCGCCTGTACTTGGCTTGTAAAGCAATTTTGCATTGCCGGTGTATATGGTAGAAACAGTGCCACTTGTAGCTGCGGCAAAAGTTGGGTATAAATTTGTTGCGGTAGTTGTGTCATTAGTTAGAGATACACTACCGCCGCCTACTGTTGTCCAAGTAGGAACAGCCCCTGCACCGGCAGAAGTTAATACTTGCCCAGCAGTACCGGCTAAAGTAGCTAAAGTTAATCCGCTAGATATATCAAGGGTTGTAACTTTAGCTGAAGCAGCAGTTGTAGCCCCAAAACTTGTGCCGTTAATTGACCCGCCAGTAATGGCAACACTAGATGACGCTTGGGTAGACATAGTGCCTAAGCCAGAAATATCTGTATTAGGAATTGTTGCGCTTGCCGTCATTGCTGACGTGCCATTGCCTTTTACATATCCTGTTAACGTAGCCGCGCCTGTACCACCATTGGCAACAATTAGCGTACCACCAAGAGTCAATGTACCGCTTGAAGTAATTGGGCCACCTGTCAATGTCAAACCGGTTGTGCCGCCCGATCCACTAACCGATGTAACCGTACCCGTACCTCCAACAGATGCCCATGTTGGAGCAGACGCGCCATTAGATGTTAAAACTTGCCCTGCTGTGCCAGTAGAACCAGCCAAAGAAATAGTACTGTTGACACGTAACGTAGTAAATGTACCAGCAGCGGCTGTTGTCCCACCAATAGCTGGAGGGCTTGATAAATCAAGTGTTCCACCAAGAGTTAAACTACCAGAAGTAGTGACAGTTCCGGTCAAGGTTAAACCATTAACTGTACCGGTTCCAGCAACAGAAGTAACTGTTCCTGACCCAGAACCTGCCGTTACCCAAGCAGGCAAACCTGATACTAAAGTTAATACTTGACCGTTTGTGCCTGGGGCTAGCAATGCTGTTGTGCCAGCTGCTGATTGATAAGGAACCGAACCAGATGATCCGCCAGCCAAATTAGTAGCTGTGCCAATACTACCAGTAATTGGATTGGTAACCGTCAAATTAACAAGAGTACCAACAGCTGTGATGCCGGTATACGAACCTGATAATCTGGCTGAAGCAAGCGTACCGCTTGTAACTTGTGTGGCGGCAATATCAATTGGTTGGTCGTAAATTGTAGTAATTTGACCGCGAGAATTTACACTAAATGTAGTCGTTCTAGCGGCATTTCCATATGATCCCGCGGTAACGCCTGTGTCAGTAATTTTAAAACTATTACCGGTAAGCGTAAGACCAACGCCAGCTGTATATGCGGCGCTAGAAATAGCAGAATCTACATATGACTTGTTAGTTATATCGGTTGATGCTGATGGTGCCGACGTAACTTTACCTGAAAATAAAAGAGCATTTCCAGTTACTACAAGATTGGTAAAGGTTTGTGTTCCTGAACCATTATCAATGAGCATCGTACCGTTTTGAGCCGGTACATTAATCAAAAAATCTGTGCTAGAGTCCGTGCCGACAAGCGATGTAGAGCCGCCGGACAAAGCTTGTAGAATTAAACGGCTCATGGCAAATCCTTATTCGTAAATAACGGTAGCGGTAACAGTACCACCAAGCACTACATTCAACCCTTTATTAAAATATGTGCCATCTTGTAGCCCAACAGGGTAAAAAGTGGCGGCTGCAGGCGTAAACACACCCAATAGCGTAGCCGTTGTGCCACCAGCAGGCTCATCATAGACCGTAATGGTAGGCGTGCCAGATGCGGCGCTTACAAAGATTCCTCTAAGCTTGCCTGCACCAACTTTGACCTGTTTGGTCGCCGAAATGTATGTGTAATTTGCCATGATGCGCCTTAAGAAAGAAAGCGAAGCTTATAAAGAGTGGAAAGATACAAACCGATGATTTCATCAATTATATTCTGAAGAGGTGTATAAGACTTATCGCAAATATCGTATCTTTCTTCTTCGATTTGTTTAAGCTGATCTTCAAGAAATTCAATGATATTTGTAGTTTTTTTAGCCGATTGTAAGCTAATAGAACCGATTAAATTATACTTGCCTTGATATGCTTCAGCAAAAGTATCCGCCAAATCTATGAGGTTTTCATAGAATTTTTGGAGCGCCTTATGCTTGGCGTATGAGCGAGTATTTAGATGCACGCTGTGCGTGACATCTCTTGCCAAAAATAGTTGGCCTACGAAATCTGCGGCTTTCATTGTTGTGGTTCCATTGGTGGCTGTTGCATATCCTCTTGCGTTTCGGCTTGACCACGCATTGGCATTTCGTTAATCAGATCGCCAGAAGTGATCATGCCATGCACTGTGCCTAAGACAATGTCTTGAATCTGCTCAGGTGACATAGATGCTTGGACAGCCGCCATACGCTTGGTTTCAGCGTCAAACGCTTTGATTTGCGCTTCAAATTCTTTGCGTTCAAGGTCTTGCATTTCAATTGATTTGCCGACATTCTGAAGCATTTGATGCATCTGCTCCATTTCTTGCGCCATGCCTTGCATTTGCTGTTCAGCAGCTTGCAACTCAGGTGACTTGTTGCCATCATCCATAAGCTTAGGATCAATGGTCTTCGCCAGACGCTTAGACATCTCTTGCGCACCAGGCCAATCCATGTTCTTAACAAACAAATCGCCTGCAACAGCCCACAGTTGGGGATTACCTTGTAACAACTGACCCATTGACTCTAATGCTTCCTGACGCTTAGTCATGTAGCTAGGTCCGGTCATAACCATGACGTCATACTGACCCACACCAGGGTTGTAAATCTTTTCGATCTCAATGCCTTCTTGATTGATAATCGGATTCACTGCCATTGGTTGATCAGGATTAATCTTAACGTGATCTGTTTCACCGTCTTCGCCGATGATGCGTGCAACGCGTTCAGTGTCGTAAATCTTAGGAATCAGGTCAATAATTTGACGCGTAGCGTGGCGAATAGCGCGTGCTAAGTTGTCAACATAGTGATACGTTCCGACATCGCCTTGACGCTCTCGTGCCAAAATAGCTTTGCCTGAACGCTCATTGGATGTTGCGCCCAAACTTGAGTCATACTGACCGGTTGTGGACTTGATGTCATCCGATGCACCAGCCTTGGCTTGCAACAGCCCAGATGAGGCCATAGGAGGCTGCGCACGTTGCGGTAAGGGTAAGGTAGCACCCATGCCGTCTGTCACGTCTGGGTTGACTTCTAAGTACGGCCAATTGGTCGTGTTAGCGGTCTTCCATTGCTGTTCGTAGCCCTCAAACTGACCACCATAGCCAATAAATGGCGCTTTGGGGGCGAGAGCCAACATTTCGGCTTCTTGACTGACCCAATAGTTGTACATACGCTGTGCATCTTTGGCGTTGCGCACCAAACCAGACACATAGACTTGACCGCTTACTTCAAATTCGTTGCCAACCACGCGGATAACAGGAATCCATTTGCATGCCCACTCTTGTGACTCAAGAATCTCAAAACCGTTGATCTTGCACCATTTGACCTTCTTGATGTCAACGATGCGCGACTTAATTGGCTTCATGCCACGCATAGACATCTCAGCGTCTTCAGCCGAGCCTGCCATTGCCGACACGTTACCGTAGTACAGATTTAATGTGGCTTTTTCATGTTCAATATAAAAGTACTCAGCAATCCGAACCGTGTCCTCATTAATCCAAGGCGAGTTCATCTCATCGCCTACGCCTTGGTCTTGCAATGAAGACACTGATTTGGCGTTAGGAAACTGGCGTTCGTACTCTTCTTTGAGCAAGTCTTCAGTAATGAAGCACCACTGTGCGTCTGAGCCGCATGGGTCTTGAATCGTTGGGTCCATATAGACCGAAAACGAATTGCGAATACGACCGATTTTAATGTCTTGATTAAACGACTTGTCGTCGCAGTATTCTGTGAGCAGTCTAAAATAGCCCTCACCGTATGCGACTTGATTTTCACACGCTGTGTCGTAAGCGACATCCGCATCCGAGATGTACTGAATGTGGCGCACCATGCCGTTCAAAATTTCCGCGACTTCAACGTCTGCGTTATCGTCAACTGGAATTACTTTTCCAGCCGGTCGATTTTGGCGTTGGTCGTTGGTGACTTGGTGGACGTGCTGTGGGAGTTTGTTGATGGTAAGGCAAGGGCGTGCGTTAATCGTCTGACCCTGCACGGCACCTCTAGTTGCAAGTACATCAGCTGGCCATTGCCATTGGTTGTCGGGACTTGCGGCATAGAATCGGAGATCATCAAGTTCATCCTCTCTTGAATCGCTGTACGCTGACAACGCCATACTAAAGCGGGATCGTGCTGCTGAGAGGATGTCTTCTTCTTTCATACGAGTCCGATTAAATCGCCATCTTTCATTAGTATTAAGTCTTCATATTGCATATCAATTGTGCCGCTGTATTGTACGCGATCACCAACTGACACCATTATCGGTCTAATCCCGCCGCTTGGCAAGCGTTTGCCTGGTCCAACTGCGACGACCGTGCCGGTAAATACTTCTTCGTCTGGCAATATAAACAAGCTGTGTTTGGTTGGTGCGTCAGGTTTGACTGCAATACCATCATGGAGCGGTCTGATCATTTGGCCTTCCGTTTGACTGAATACGCAATCGCCACGGCTTGCTTAACCGGACGTCCGGCTTTGACTTCAGCTTTCACGTTAGCACGAAAAGCTTCTTTACTGGGTGATTTTTTAAGCGGCATTTATGCTCCCATCCATGATGTAGCCACGCCTTGTGGCGAATATTTTCGGGTTTTTGGTTCTCGACTTTCCCTATGCGCGACCGGATATGCAAACGTGACACACAATGCGTCGGCAGCGTCCGGTGAGGCTAACCCCCTAGCACGCATTTCCTTTTTTGACTCCAAAAATATCGTCCCTTTAGAGTCAGGCTTCATAACAGGCGATATTAAATCACTTTTTAGCATTCTTTCTGATGGAATACTAGCAGTTTTTAGCCAGTTTTTCATCTCTCCCCACATTTCCGCACGTTTGTTGCCGTACATGAGCGGATTTTTAGCTTTATTTCCAAAATTCACACCCCGTATCTTGTAGCGCTGCTCCTTTAGTCGGTCGACTACACCCCCGCCCACACCGCCTTCGTCGACCACCACCATCGCAGGCTTATATTCTTCGATCACTTCGATCACATGACCCACAACCGTCATGGTGTCATCACCTTTGAAGCGCTTAATCTCCACAATGTCGCGCCCTTGCCTGATGACAATGACCGTCGAGTCTGAGCCGAACCGCGCGGGGTCAACACCCACGATAATGGGGGCGGTGTCGTCTTTCACTGGTTGGCGTTTCATCGCGTCATCAACTAATGATGACGATATAAACTGATCATCCCCCTCAGATGGAAAGTCACCATACACTTCAACGGCGGCTTGGGTAGAATCCGCGCCGTACTCATCGATGATCTGCTGGTACACCTGCTTGTCTGTACCCTCGACTGTCCTGGCATCCACGATCTTAGTCGTCCAGAACGCGCGCTTGGAGTGGAAGCACTCAAAGAAGTAGCCCGTATTACGCCGTGGGTTGCTGAAACTAAGCCAAAACCTATGCGGCGTGTTTTCCGTGAAGAAGCCAGAGGTCACCGCCCAGATGGAGTCATCAATACCGGACGCCTCATCAAAGATTACCATCACGCCATCGTAGTTATGCACACCCGCGTACGCGTCGGGATTCTCAGCCGACCAGAGCCGTCCTTCCACCGACCAGTAGCGCGTGCCTTTCTTTAAGTCGCGCTCGACCAATTCCGTGATCCACTTAGCAGGCATGAGGCGCGTGGCGCTGACTTCAAACCAGTGGCTGTTAAGTGACATCGCCAACCACTTAGTAATTTCCGCCCAAGTTACCGACCTTAGTTGGGACTCAGAGTTGGCTGATATGATAGTGGTCGAACCGATCCGTGTGGACAACATCCAGATGGTCAGCCAGCTTACCAACGCCGACTTGCCAATACCCCGCCCAGAGGAGGTTGCCATCCTGAACGTGTCAAAGTCAATCTTGCCATTGTTGTCCTTGATGTGTTGGCCAAGTGACTGCAGCACTTCGCGCTGCCATCGGCGCGGTCCTTTAAAATGTTCTAAAGGCGTACCCTTTTGTCCCCACGGAAAGTTATACAGTACAAACGCTAATGGGTCATCTTTGATCGCGGGGGACCAAAGCTTGCTCATTAACTGCATCTCTTCCTGTGCTGAATATTGCGTCGTCTGCATCTATAGTCAACCGTTGTTGAGCCTGCTCTAAAGCAGTGAGGATACTAATCTGTTGCGTGACATCTACTTGCACTTGTTGCTTGGCGACCCAGTCGTGCTTATGCTTGAGAATCTCAAGCGCTGCCTTAGCGTCGCCATTATACGCCGCGTCATGCATGACTTTGGAAAGTTCCATCTCACCTTTGGCACGCCCTGCCTGTTCAGCATATTCCGCCACAGGGTCTAGTTGGCACAGCTGCCGATACTCGGCAGGCAACATCCCTGCTGCGTGTGCCAGTGAGTCACCACGCAAGCCCAGTTTAGCCGCATCAAATATCGCTTGGAGGCGCGACTCTGTGGCTTTGACTTGTCGGATCGAAAGCGGGAAGGAAGTGATCATTTGCTTATTATAAATA